TTCATGCCAGAGAAACTAGACTCCGACTACATGAAAGCTGTCGAGTCTGGTGATGTGGAGGCACAGCAGATGATGGTGGATGAGGTCGCGAAGCAGGCTGGCTATAGACAAGGAGTTTTATGGCATGGATCAAGAGGTAAAAAATTTACGGTTTTTGATGAAACTAAAGGAGATAGACTACCTTGGATGGAAGGTAGTGTAGGTCATTATTTCTCACCAGATAAAAACATTGCTAGTGCAATGGGTAGTAATGTTTTAGGTGCTTATCTTAAAATGGATAATCCATTGATTCTTGATGCTGGTGATTATTCTTATTCTGCAATTACACCAGCACGCAAAAAAGAGATTCAAAAACAAGGGTATGATTCAGTAATTGGAACCCCGCAAACTAATGCGGGGAAACAAGAATTTATTGTATTTGATTCCAACCAAATCAAATCCGCAGACCCAATCACCCGCGACGACTCTGGCAAAGTCATCCCGTTGAGCAAGCGGTTTGATGTGGGGAGTAAGGATATTCGGTATATGCCTGAGGGTGATGTGCCAACAAAAAAACCACTATCACGAACTGACACCATTCCAGACATTGACTCAACTGTAATTAACTTTGAAGCAAATGAAGGAGAATTTGATTATAGTAAACCAGCCAAGGTTTATATCCAGCACCCAAATGGGGAAAGAATGTATTTTAACTATGACCCAGCATATCTCGTGAGGCCGGAGTTTAAAGATTTACGCAAAACGCTTGCTGGAAAAAATGTTATTATCCTAGAAGCTGACAGGATGAGAGCAACTGGTGGGGATATGGGTGGGCCAATGCACCCATTCTTGCGGTCAAATCAAGTATCAGTTGTAGGCCCAGACGGAAAGAAATACAAAGCTATTTGGGCAAACATGACATCAACATTTGTTACTGGAACAAAAAATAGATGGTTTAATGACAATGCGGAATATGCCTTGATCCACATCATGGATCCAATTGCTCACGCATCTAATAAACGAATTGCCAGAACAATGCAAGCAGCTTGGGATAAGGCAAAACTATCAGAGTACGATCAGAGAGTAGTGTCAGTTGCTATGCAGGCCGCAATTACAGCGCAACAGAAAAGCTCAATTTCAGTTAAGATTCAACAGCAACAAAACAAATTAAAAGATGAAAGTCTTTCTGATATCGAATCTCAAAAAATCAAAGCTAACATTCAAAGCTTGTTTGCCGATAGAGATGCATTGTCTTGGACTGGAATTGACGCTGAAATAGCTCAATTGATTTCAAAAATCAAAACAGCACAAACAAGACTTGATAACAATAACGGCACTCAAAAAGCACTTGATAATTCCAAACAAAGGTTGCGCGATTATTTGAATAAAAATACAGAACATGAGTACGCGTTCAAAAAATTAAGTGAGAAATCATCTTCTTTAGCAATCATGGACAACATTGGAAATACATTCCAGTCCAGAGGTGCTGCAATCAAGGGGCTTATTGGAATTACCGCTGGATCATTTAACCCATCCGATATTCTTCGTAAAACAGAAGATTTCAAGGGAGGTGAGAATATGGATATTGTTGGAGCGGTTCAATTATCTAAAAACAAAGATATTTTCGCTGTATACTTTGGCAATGATCCTAAAGAGGAAGCAGCAATGTCTCCACAAGAAAAACAAGTTAGAGATGCATTGAGAGCTAATCCTGATTTTGTTGAACATGAAGCGTTTGACTGGATGATGCTTGGCCCAGATAATGCAGACAACTTCCTTGCATCTTCTACATTAAAGCCAGAAGAGTTATTCCCGGACTATAGGTCAAAACACCCCAAAGCGAGCGTCAAAGAAGGTTCCGAAGAAACTGTTCTTGGAGCCATGAAAAAGTACGCAGAAATTCCATTGAAGGTGGAAAAATACACGAAGGCCAAACTTAGCAAAATTGCTGAAAATAGAGAATTGAGGCTCAAGAAGCAGAAAGCCAAAGAGTTGCGTCAAAAGGAAATTCAAAAGCTCAAGTCGAAATTGTCAGCGAGACAGAAAAAAATCCAGAGTTTGACTGCGTCAATTGCCACGGCTGAAAATAAAAGCGCAGAAAAAACGATCAAAAGTCAGATCGAAGAGGTAAAAAGCGAAGAAAATGCTCTTGCAAACGAGATCGAAAAGCTAAAGAATCTGAAGTGAACCAAATCATTGAAACATGGCCAAGCTATACGCAGTAACAATTGAAGACGCAAAAAATAAACCAGACGAAATTGATGTCTGGAAGAACATCATGAAGTACGACATGCTCGACTTGCCTGATGGTATTGTTTTAGCGGTTCCAAAAAATGCCACAGAGGACATCAAAATTGCAGCCAAAGAGGCTCAAGATGGCAATTACAACTCATTGATGTACGCTACCGGGTACTTTGAGGAATCTGACGAAGAATAACCAGACAACCACCATGAGCGAGAAACTAACCGCAGAACCAGATCAGGAATGGTTCGCAGAGGTGATGCGTCGAGCCGAGGAACACGGCAACAGGCAGCGTGTGGAGTTCTGGAACCCACAGGCGGCTGCGAAGTGCCTCTGGCTACTCGCACAGGGGAAGTCTATCAAATCCACCTCCGAGATCACCGGGCTTGCCCGTGACACCGTGCGGTCGCTCATGTGGCGGCACAGCGACACTCTGGAGACAAAGCGTAAGGAGTTCTCGCAGAAATATGCGATGGCGGCGGAGACCTACACCGACCTGCTGTTCGCAAAGGCAGACCAGTTGTCCGACGATCCCGAACAACTCAAGAACATTTCCCCCGACCGACTGGCGATCACCGTGGGTGTCCTCACGGACAAGTCCATGCAGCTCTCTGGCATGGCTACTGCGGTCGTGGAACACAGGCAAGGTGCGAGTATCGACGATGCCGCAAAGATGATCGCAGAGGCTAAATCTCGCATCGCCAGCAAGGTGAAGGCGCAGGCAGTCGAGGCTGAAATTGTCGCATGATACCAGAACCACAATCCAAGTTTGCAGATTGTCTGTCAGACTGTGATAAGCTTTTTCGCCACTATGTTATTGAGCATGATGGAGTCAAACACAAGTGCCACACGCTGTGCTACGCCTCATACTTAGCCGAGAAGTTCAACGCTAAGATTTGGAATGTGGTGCTGGAGAAGCACATGAAGCCATTTATCGGAATTTGCCAATACTGCCAGAACCGCAAGAAACACCGCGAGATTCACCTTGTGGGTGGAAACCGTGGGTCATTCCCACCAGAGGACGACACTTTTGCGTGTGATGATTGTGACAGCGTATATCACATCAAGGACATTCTCATGGAAACTGGATCGTACAAGACAACATGAAGTGGCGCACCCACCAGATCCTTTCCCCGCCGACCGATGAGGAGATTGCCCTCATGGAGCCAGAGGAGCTTATTGCTCTGCACAGGGTATATCACGAAGCCGTAGACAACGCTGAACGCGACCCGTACCGCTTTGGCTTCCGACTCCCCCACTGGGCGAAGGCAGAGGATCAGCTACAGGAGGTAAACGAGATTGTGGCACTAGGTGGCAACCGCAGCGGCAAGACGCAGTGGGGTGCATTCTCCGTGGTGCGTGCGGCTATAGAGAACCCCAACGCCGAGATCATGTGCTTCGCGCAGACCTCAGAGGTGAGCATTCGCCAGCAGCAGAGTGCCGTCTGGGACTGGCTTCCTGCGGAGTTGCGTACCAAGCAGACATCTTCTGGGACTTATATCAGTTACACCAAGAAGAACGGATTCACAGACTCCTCGCTAATCCTTCCCAATGGCTCCCAGATCATCTTCAAGACCTATAGTCAGTACCAGAACAACCCGACCATATTGGAGGGAGCGGAGCTGGGTTCTAGGTCTCCTGTGTGGCATAATGTGGGGTGTTGGTTGGACGAGTATTTGCTTGGCCCTGAGTTGATAAATACCCTGCGATTCCGACTAGCTATACGCAACGCAAAGCTACTGCTGACCTTCACTCCGATTGACGGGTATACGGAGGTCATCAAGGAGTACCTAGATGGTGCTACCAGCGTCGAGAGCAGGGAAGCTGAACTGCTCAACGGAGAGCTAGTGCCATATGTGCAGCGCAGTAAGAAGCGCAACGCATCCGTCCACTACTTCCACTCACAAGATAACCCTTTCGGTGGCTACGCACGCATTCGGGAGACACTGGTTGGTCGTCCTAGGGAGGAGATCCTAATTCGTGCGTACGGGGTTCCTGTAAAGTCCCATGCCACCAAGTTTCCCAAGTTCAACAAGGAAGTTAACATTGTTGAGCCTGAAAGCATACCTACCAAGAACGTCACCAGATACCACATCATTGACCCAGCAGGAGCCAAGAACTGGTTCATGTGCTGGATCTCCGTGGACGAGAGCGGGACGTTCTGGGTCTACCGCGAATATCCCGGCGTGGACGTGGGTGACTGGGCTGAGTGGCGCGG